TCTTCTTTGTTGCCATAATTTATCCTATGATGCTGCTATAAATACTGGGTTAGATGGTGTGGATTGTTCTGTAATAAAGAACGCACCTGCTTCTGTCAATAACTCTATAGCTTCTGTATGTGATGTTTCCCACTTGTTTGTCTGTCGCTTGTTGAGGTACATACCAATTGCTTTAGCCTTCATCCAGTGAATCCTATCATCTGGTCTGAAACTCCTAGTTAGAGGACGAATCTTACCTCTTATTCTAATCTTCTTAGCCACTATAATCTATCCCTAAGTTTTTGAACTCCTGAACGCTGTCTATCTGCTAAACTTCTAAGCTCATCTCTAAATTTCTCTATTAGAGGTGCGAAAGATTCTTTATGAGCAATAGAAGTATCTCTTTTAATGGTTGGAACGATAGGAATCTTAGGTGCTTTAGTATATGTTCTCTTTCTTTCATCTATTTTAACACTAAATAGACCTCCCATCTTATCCTTTAAATCCTTTGTTTCTATTCTATCACCCTTCTCGTGAGATTTAGAAGATAATTCGTCTCCTCTGTATTCTTTGGGTTTGTCCTCTGTAGATAAATCAGATACTGCTTCTTGTACGTCTGTATCAACCATACCATCTAACATTTCCATTAAGTTATCTATTTCATCGCTATCTTCAGATACATCCTCATCAGGAAACTGAATACCATTCTCTTCTACATAGGCTTTAACCTCTTCAGGACTAGCCCCGGGATTTTCTATCTTATAAGTACGCTCTAATATCTCATCATATAACTGTTTAATCTTTTTCTTAAACGCATCAAGCTCTAAGCTACTAGATGAATCTTCAAATATACTTATGTGTTTTCTTTTAGTAGCCATACTATCCTGTATAAGACTGGTTTAATTGACTTTCCTTCATAGATTTTCTATGCTTCTCTCTATGATTCCACAAGGTATCTTGATTACCGAATGTAGGATTAACAGCAGATACTGAATAGATACGCTTGGCTTTCTTACCACATTCAAGGCACTCAAAACCTAATTTACTCTGTTCGTATGAACACCACTCCTCAAAAGTGTGGTTACTATTACATTGAAATTTATAAATAGGCATAGTTATTTCTTCCTCTGCTTTTTTCTCTTCTGTTTTTTAGGTGGTCTACCTCTGGTCTTCCCATATGTTCCTACTCCCCAAGGCATCTCTCCACTCCTTATAATTAACTAAATGAAACCCCCTCAGATTAGAGGGGGCTAGGGTTTAGCTAACTATTAAGTACCCGGAACTACGAACGCAACACCTGCGCCATCTCGTAATTCACCAACACCATAAATAGTATCAGAAGTGAACAAGTCACCAAGATATTGTTGCTGATATTGTGTCTGCGAACGAACACCAACCTGTTCCGCTAGAGCTAGAGCATCTTTGTGCATAAGCACTCCGACTCTATCAGTAGCAGTATTGGCTGTTGTAGTAGTGGGGCAGTTAGAACTTATGAACACATCTACACCGTAGATTTGTCCAATCTTGCCAGTTTTGATAGCATCACCAGAACCAATGAACTGTTGCTCAGTGAATCTATTGATACCTAACATATCGTTAGCGCAGATAGGTGGAACTACTAATGAACGATTGTCCATTGGTACGTCTGCGTTATCAAGTAAAAGCAATAACTTTCTAATTCCAGCATCCGTAATATCTGCTGCATTAGATGAGTTACCTGTATAAAAAGCTGTACCGGTTGAACCGATGTATGCTTTCTCCCAAGCTGCTGCATTAGAACCACCAACTGTACCACCTTGTAGACCTTCCCACAGAGTGACTAAATCGGTGTCAACTTGTTTAGCTAAAGAATATCCTGCGTCATCCGTATAAAACTTACGGAGTGAGCTGAGTGCTTGAACCTCAGTGATATCCTCGATTAATACAGAGTATTCATAGTGCTTATCAATAGAAATATTGGTTACGCTATGAGTATCACCCTGAATATATACCTTTGTATTTGCTGCTTTTTCACTCGCTGAACCACGTATTGGCGTTGGAATGTGAATTGTGTCACCTTTCTTACCTTTATGATTTAAGCGAGTAACTAAATTAGCGACCACCAAGTTCGACTTATACGCTGCAATAGTTTCATCAGACCATAGTTCTGGTATGAAGTGTGCACCTGTAGTAGTCGTTTGATGGTTAGTGCCTATAACACCTGTTGCCATAAATTACTCCTGTATAGTAATGTTAATATTATTTGACTCTTCCTTCTGCATAGGCAATGTATATTTCATCAGCTAAGTCTGCATATCTATTAGGGTCACTCTGTTTTAATCTTATGAGGTCCGCTCTTCGATATATTTTCTTACCTGCTGTAGATTCCGATGATACTCTGGATTCGGTCTTACCAGCTTTTAGGTTCTTTTTTCTCGTAGCTTTTTGTTTCTCTTGAACTTCAGCAGTCTTATCAATCATAGAACGCTCTTTCCAGTGCGTTAATAATTCATCGGCTGCTAAATAGTCATACTTATCAGCCTGTTCAAATAAGGCAACTCTAAATTTACTGGCTTTAACCCAATCCTGAAAATTAGAATCTTGTACAATATCTATATAGTCTGGATGAGTCTGTTCCAATTGTCCTTTGCTAGTATCTTGCGATTGTTTAGCTTGGAACTTTTGGAACTCTTGAAACTTCGGATGATTCTCTATTAAAGAATTGACCGCTTTATTGGGGTCTTCAAAAAAATCATTCTCTATCTCATTATTTGAGTTTTCTGTTTGTGAACTTGTCTGATTATCATTTCTAGATATTTCGGCTTTGAGGAAATTGTCAGAAAGAGTTCTTAACTCACCAATCTCTTGACTCTTACGACCAAGTTCTTGTTCTAAGTTCTGATAACTCTTAATTATATCCTCTACACTTTTACCTGAGAATTTAGCCGGGACTTCAAAAGCAGATTCTTCTGTTTCTTCTGTTTCTTCTGTTTCTTCTCTTAAGTCTTGGGTTTCATCTGGTTCTACCGTGTTGTCTACCTCTATATCTTCTGAAATTTCATCAGGGTCTACTACTATACTGCTCATATCATTGTCTCCGTCCCGTTGGGATTATGAAGTTTTAAAAATGATGACGCTATAAATCTAGTTCTGCCATCGTTGTTTTTGTTGCATCTTCTAAAACAATCATCTGTCTTAAAATCGACAACTGACCTCTGGCGAACCAAAGGTCTCTTTCGTTTTCAATAGAATCTATTCGTTTTACTGATTCAGATAGAGTTTTTAATTCTTCAATTAAGTCTATCCATCCATCAGTCCCGACTAGATTTATTCTATTGTCGTAAAATTCTTTATCGTCTGTTACCACGATTTATCCTTGCAACTTCTCCGTTGCTGATGCTATATTTAAGAGAGTTTCAGACTTGAGATGCTCTACCTCTGGAATGTTTCTCATAGTTTCGCTGTGCACATTCTCTGTGTCCGCCCTTAGCTTATCAATAGCCGCTAATTCTTTCTGTAGTTTAAGGAACTTCTCTTGAATCTTCAGTTCATTAGGTTGTGCTGCTCCTGCTTCTGCTGCATTCTTCATAGCTTTAGTCTGTTCTTCTTGAGCTTCAGCCATAGTCTTCTGTATTTCAGCTTGCATCTGCTGTAATCCTAGTTGTTTAGCCATCTGTTCCATCTGCTTTTCTTCAGGATTAGGCTGTGCACCCTCGATAAGTGCTTGTACTATCTGGTCTCTATTATGCATACTAGAATTTTGGAATACAGATATAAGTATTATATTAAAGGCTGGTGAATCTTTAGGTATGGCTTGTAGTAAGCTAATCATCTGTTGTGATTCTAGCTCTTTAGCCATAATACCCATAGTAGAGTAAGGTACAAACTTATAATCTGCGATAGGATACCTATTTTCATCGAACTGTACTTTCCTCCAAAGACACTTATTAATCATAGGGATTAAGAATGTATTCTGAAAGTTCATTAATGTGCGCTTCTGTCTCTTAATAGAAGAAGACTGTTGCATAGACATACCAGAAGATGTGGCTCTTTCTGCACTAACTTGTGTAGTGTCATTAGAACCTGTACCCATTTGAATCATATTCTGCAATGCAGCAACCTGAGCGTACGTGTTCTGGTCCGTGCTCCCTAAATTCAGAGGCATAATAGCCTGTCTAGGGTCTCCGTTAGTAAGTATCGTCTTACCGGGACGAACTTCTAATTTAACACCTCTTGGTAATCTAGTCGCATCAGCAGCCATCATTGGTGTAGTCGTTAGTGCTAGAGAGTCTATTCTAGCTCTCATCTCTGCATCTAAAGCTCTCTGTGGATTTATACCTTTCTCGCAGACTCCTCTCCCCCAAAACTTGTTGGGTACGATGTCGTGTTGATAACTTACGAATGGACGGTCTTCCATCATAAATGGATTCCTTTCCGCCCTTAATATATGACTGTCATTAGCTATTGTAACTACTGCTTCAACTAATTCATCTTCATTATATTCAAAAGAATCCATAGATTCATTCTCTTCTAAGAATTTAACTGGTACTTTGCCCCAATATTCAGTAATTTTAATCTGGTCTGAAGCATCCGACCTAGAAGATTCAGGGTCAAAACCCGACAATCTCTCTACATTATAGCTTCCCTCTATAGGTATATCTCTGTATGTACCATTCTTTATGCCCTCAATTATACTATGTCTAGGTTTAATAACTTCGTGGGCGACACCCAATGCTTCTTTTATACTTGTGGCTGAAGGGTCGATTAAGAACTCTTTAGGACTGATAGCTTCTATTTTAACATCGACAACAACCTCTTCTTTTATTATTCTTTGGGTTGCTAGAGTTCCCTCAACAGGAACTTCTACTGGATACTTCAAAATGTTCTCTTCTACAGATATCTTGCCTATCCCTGTACCATACACAGCACCATTGAGAAAGACCTCACATAAGGCATCCTTCGCGCCTGTAGCTTCTAAGTCCTCTTGTAGTAAGTTACGTACGTACTCAGCATCTGAAGGGTCTCGGTCCAACATATCATCCTTAATATCAAACCATTTACCTCTACCAAATGTAGCCTCTTCGATTTCTGCGACTGAAGATTCTACTGCTTGTTGTAAAGCAGGTGCTATCAATCTAGATTTCTCTGATTGTCTAGTCTTATCACTGGCTTGCCATATACCTCGCCAGAGACGATAGTATTCATCCCAAGAATCTAAATAATTGGAATCTCTATGATTTCTCCACTCTTCTAAACGTGGTCCTAACCACCCAGCCAAGCCTTGAAATTTAGTTTCCACACCATCAATCATATTTAATATCCTGCAATTTCATCATAAGGTTTCCATTCCTCTTCTAATTCTATTGTGTGCATAAAATCTGCGACACTTACTTGGTCTATATAGGCGAGAGCATCTATTAAATCATCGTGACTTCTCTTACTGGGGAAGTCCATAAGTTGACTCTCCAGTTCACCATTCCACCTAGGGTCTTTATTAAATGTAATCTTCCCGTGCTCTAATCGACCTTGTAGAGCCCAAGTAATTCTATCTGACTTCTTCTTACCCCCGTGGGTTACATCTGTAATTACAACCCACCTACCTTGTGTTCTCATTTCATCTTCGAGATAGGGGAGTATAGCATTCTTTAGCGCACCGGATTCAATTCCTACAATAGTTGCTTCATTTTCAATTGCAGCCTGTAATATTTTAGTAGCAGTTTCTTTAATATTCCACCTACCGTGGAGTATATCTTTAACCCACCACCTATCACCTGAGATTTTAACAACAGCAATAGCAGTTTCATCTAGCTTACTACCTTTGATACCGCGCTCTTTCTCAACTTGTTCATAGCCAGCGGGGTCAACCGCAATAACATAGTTGCCCTCTTCCGGCTCATCTTCATCATACTTAATCCATTCATTTTTAAATATACCGCCCGTAAAACTTACAAAACTAGCTTCAAACTCTTGCTTGAAAGCCATACTAGACATAGTTCTTCTAGCAGCCTCCACCTCTTTAGGGTCTATTAGAGGGTTATCTACAGTTGTATACTGAAATGTCTCCCAATCCTCGTCCTTTTCCGCCTCTAGAAATAAATCATAGAAGTGGTTCTTCCCAGCAGGTGTACCTATAAAGAGTGCACCACCTGCCACATCAGCTAGAGTAGGACGAATTATCTGTTCCCACACTTCGACCTTCATATTTGCGTACTCATCGAGAACGACATAAGCTAATCCTATGCCCCTCAAAGTATCAGGTCTATCTGAACCCTTCAAGCTAATTCTTCTACCATTAGTAAGTTTCATAGTAGCTGTATTTTCGTGGGTAGTCTCTATAAGGTCTGTCCCTTGCAGGAGTTCCTTGAGCATATTCCACATAATATCTTTAGCTTGCTGGAAAGTAGGACCTATATAAAAGACATCCTTACTGTCCGACTGAAGAGCTTTAATAATAAGTATCCAAGCTGCTAATCTAGACTTACCAAAGCGTCTCCCCGCACTTACTACTTTAAATCGGGCTGTACTATTGAATATCTCTAGTTGTGCCGGATGTAGTTTAACATCTAGCTCTCTAGCCATTAGCTATACTTACTATAGTTTCATCTATCAGCTCTTCATTTATTACTACTCCGTCTTCATATGTTAGTTCTTTCTTATCTTTCTCTTCAATCTCTACTCTCTTAGCCTCAAGACTACTAACATTGATAATTATATTTCCTCTATCTTCTGAAGACCTAAATTCTATTGCTTTTGTAGTAGGGATAATCCTATCCATACACATTTTAAGACAAGTCCTATCACCTTCGAGTGCTAAGTCTACAACCTTCTGCACTATCTCTGGTCCTCTAGTAGACATCAACTCTCTACTGAGGGCTGTGAACTTATTCATACTCCCTTTTGGTCTACCAGCGGGGTTTAAAGACTTCATTCCTTTATATAATTTAGGCGAGCCCTTATTCTTTGAAGACATCCTATTATTACTCCTTTGTTAACTATAGTTCACTAAAAAGAAATATTTAGAATGATAATAAAGGTTATTTCTAAGTGAAGCCTTTTAGGTGAATCTTTAATGTTTATCTATAGTAATATTGTATCATATTTTATAAGATAAGTCAATAGTATAAAGATGAATTAAATTCACTGATGTCCCTCTCCACGCTTAATTTTCTAGAATTACTATAGTAAACAGCTATATTTCCCAAATTCTCTCAGATTTGTCTATGAGCCTAAATTATATAAAGGAATGAAGTCTTTAAACCCCGCTGGTAGACCAAAAGGGAGTATGAAT